AAGAAGGCAGCTCCTGCTCCACGCGTATCTGCTCCAGCTCCAACGCCAGAGCCAATCGTTGTAGAGCCAGCTGTCTCTGTTGTTGAGGAGACCGTAGAGGCTCCTGCTTCAACTCTAGACGAGGTAACCCCTCCTTCGGAGTAATAAATGGTAAGCCAAGAATTAGACCTAATTGGTGTCTCTGAGGATGCGGTACATCTCAGAGACATGATGGAAGGCGTACTGGAGAGGGTACAAAATGTCTTTCAGTCATATAACGTGGAGTTGCCCGTTCGTCGTTACTGGACGATGGCTACGCCTGCCGTTGACTGTGAGCAGTTAGTTGTCTATTTCCAGCAGCTTTATTTGGGTGCTCCAGGGGCAGAGGTTGGTGAACCGCAACGCTGCCACGTCCCTAGGAGCGCCACTGTAGCAATTTCAATTTCTCGTGCTACCCCGATTGTTGGACAAAACGGCCGTCCACCAGCTCCAGAAAAGATTGAAGAGGCATCTGAAGTTATGGCTATTGATGCCTGGGTTCTTATGGATTCTGTAAATCAACTAGACCAGTGGGACGAGACTGGGTATGGAGTTGGTGTTGTTGCAACTCTCGATGTATCTCCGCCTGAGGGAGGCTTTCAGACGACGACGATGCTCGTCACAATGGCGGTTCCATAATGCCAAAAGGATTTCCCGATAGTTTTATACTAACTGGAGCTCTCCGCGTCGGAAGGCGAATAAGAAGAGCTGGCGCTGGGCGCGGTGGCCCTAAACTTCGTCCAGTTCTTTATTCTTATAGACTTCAAAACTTAGTTCTCTACAAACCAATAATAAACTTTGAGCTCCGCACCATGTACGGAACTGTTGGTAGATATATCCGTAAAGTTGGTCAGAGAGTTTCCCGCCGAGCTAGGGCTCAGGTTGGTGTTCAAACTGGTCGACTAAAGGCCAGTATAAGAATGAAGGTAATTCGCCGTAAAGGTGAAATTGCTGTAAAAATAGGTGGATATACAGATTACGCTTTGATGCACCACCAGGGAACTAGACCTCACGTAATTACACCTAAAAAGGCGGGCACTCAGCTTGTTTTTATGAAGGGTACTCGACTTATTAGAACCCCTATGGTTATGCACCCAGGGACCAAACCAAATAGGTACCTAACAGACCAATTAAGGCCCTCTCTTCTTAGAGGTATTCGCCCTTCTTAAATAGAAGCTCTATTACTGCGGTAAAATTAAAGGGCAGCAAAAAGTTGCAAAAAAACGATATAAGTACGAATAAAGGAAAAGACTAAGATGGCAAAATTCAAGGACTTTGGTAACGTCGGAATTGACGAAAAACTAGAGCCAATTTCTTTCAAACTAAACGAGGAAGAGTTTCAATGCGTGAAAGCTCTCCCTGGAAAAGTTCTTCTAGAAATGGTGGCTAGGTCTAACTCAGAGAATCCATCTGAGCAGGCAACTATGGTTACTGACTTTTTCTCTCATGCGCTAACTGATGAGAGTCTAAAAAGATTTAACGCTCTGATTGAAGACAAGGAGAGGGTGGTTTCAGCAGAAACGTTGGGAGAGATTACGGGATGGCTCGTAGAACAGTATGGTGAGCGCCCAAATCCGCAGCCAGAGGTCTAGCACTTTGGGCCGTGGACCTCTGGCCATACGTAAACGGTAAGGCCATAACCCTAGGGTTGAACTTAGGAGAAATGGAGATGAGTCAAATGCTTGACGTAATTCACTATTTCTTTGAACAAGACGCTAGGTTCTCGACTGCAGAAGAAGCTGAAGCTGTAAGCGAGTTTAGAGCAACAATATATGGATTGCTATATGGCACTACGTATAAATACAGGCGTAAAAATGTTCAGGGTGGAACTGTCGGAACTGCGTCAAGCGATGGAGTTAAACCTTACATTCCTCCGACGGACTTCGACCCAGACATGGGGCTACCGTTTGGTAGCACCCTAGATGCGCCCATGGGATAGGTAAAAAATGGCAGTTATAGGTCACGCAGAAGTAATCGTAACGCCGATAACCAAAGGGTTTGAGGCGTCGCTTCGTCGCGACCTAACTCGTATGAATGGCATCCTTGGAAATCAAGGAAGACGTGCTGGTCAAAGCATGGCAGATGCCCTTCAAGATGGAATGAACCGAAGCTTCAGTAACAATATTTTTGGTAGATTTTCCGACGGGCTTAAAAACATGGTGCCTGAAGCCGAAGCTGCAAGAGAAAAATTCCAAAGTCTCGTCAGAATTGGATACGTATTTCAGGGTGTCATAGGTCTCTTAGTGGGAGGTCTTTCTTCTTTAGTTGTATCTCTTGGAACTCTTGTTGGAGTTTTAGCTAAAGCAGCTCCAGCTGTTGCTGTTCTTGCTAGTGCATTTGTGACTCTTAAAGTTGCCATGGCTACTGCTAAATTTGGATTTGGCGATATAGCTAGTGCTGTTAAAGCAGCAACTGAACCTACCGCTGGGATGAAGAAAACCCTAGAAGAGCTTAGGGAAGAGTTCCAGCAGCTTCAATTTGCAGCCGAGTCTGCTCAGCAGGGAGAAGCTCGCGCAGCTCTAAACCTAGAAGATGCATTAAATAACCTTAGGCGTGTTCAAGACCTCCCACCAAACTCTCGTGCTCGTCGCGAGGCTCAGTTGGCATATGATGAGGCTGACTTGGCGTATCGCCAAGCTAAAGACAGAGCAGCTGACTTAAACGAAGAAGTAGCAAAGGGCATTGACGGGCTAAAAGACGGTACTCAGGGTAGTGACCCCTTTGCTGGCCTAAATGAGGCTCAGAGAGATTTTGCAGAATTTCTTGTAGGGCTTCAGCCAAAGATTGATGCTCTCGAGCTTTCTATCTCTAAAGCGCTTCTCCCCCCTCTTAGAGAAGCCGTAGAAATCCTCGAAGACGAGCTTTACCCGATTCTTGAACGAGAGCTTCCTGTAATTGCTGGCGAAGTTGGAAAAGCTGTAAAGGGGATTTTTGAAGACGTCGATTATGGAAGAGTCGAGTCTGTACTTAAAGGAATGACAACTCCATTTAAGGAAGACGGACTCGGCAACATAGATTTGTTTGGAGAGCTTCTAAGCAACATCCTCGATATCTTCCTTCAAATTGTTGAAGGTGCCACCCCACTACTAAACGATTTCCTTACATGGGCTGTTGGCAAAACAGACGAATGGGGCAAAGCTCTTGAGGACTCAGACCTAGTTGGCTTCTTTGATGATGCTGGCGATGTGGCTGGGCAACTTGGAGAGATTCTTGGAAATGTTCTTCTAGGAATTGGGAACCTAGCGGACCTAACCACTGGACCTGGCAGCGCTGGCCAAATGATGCTGGACTGGATGAAGGAGTCTACTAGCACTTTTGCTAACATGTTCTCCGAAGACCCAGAAGCTGGAAAGCAGTTCTTTGCTGATGCATTTACCAATGCACGTTCAGTTATGAGCTCTATTGGTGCGCTGCTACAAGAAATATTTAAGCTAGCTGATAACCCGAACATTGCTCTAGCTTTTGACAAGCTAAAAGAAGGCGCCCCTGCAATGGGCGAAATGCTAGGAAAGATGATTGATGCTGGTCCTTCTTTTGCTACATTTATTGAGACTCTGACTCAGATTCTAAACGAGCTTACTGACTCAGAGCAGATTAAAGCATTTTTTGACACCCTAAACGAGGGGGCCACTAAGTTTAAAGACTTCATTCAGACTGACACTTTTAAGACTCTCATGGAGAATCTTGGCCCGATATTTGCGACATTAAGTGCCATAGGTGTGATGTTTGACGTAATTAGATTTGGTTTCTTTGTTGTTGTTGGGTACTTAGCTTTTGCTTCTAACTTCGTCGGCAAATTCTTTGACATGTTTAAGATTGGCGGTGACAAAGCAATTAAGGGCACTGGAGCTCTTGGTAAGTTCATTAAGGGTGCTGGAGTTGTTGGCGTAATTGTCTTTGCAATAACCAAAGTTGTCGAGTTCTACAATAAATTTGCCGACTTTAGAGAGATGTTTAACAACACTCTAGGTCGCATAAAGGACGCCTTCGAGAGGCTTATGGAGCCAGTAAGCGCCCTCTTTACTAAAATCTTTGGTGGAGAAGATGGCGGAGGACTT